TGGGGCAATCTCTAAATAAGTAAATGTGGCCTTTGCCCCTATGAAAGTAGGGGCATTGGTCACTACACTAGAGGATGTATTATTATGGCATTTTTAGAATTGAGTGAGAAAGGTAGTCCGTTGAAGGTTTTACACCCTAGCGGTACAGAATATGTTTTTGAGCATGGAAAGAAGACTTCGGTTTTGTTTCATTATGCAATTGCCAAGATAGGCAATTCAGAATTCAAAGTAAGTTTTGAATTAAGTGATAAAGATGCTGTGGCTTCAGCATCAGATAACATCATTAATATCTTGAAAGACGAATTTGGCGTAGTTGGAGAAAGGGAAGATTTAGTAAAAGCAATGTTTCCAGCATCAAAACCAAAGAAAATAACAAAGCCAGTAAAAAAGGCCGTTGCTCCTGTAAAGGCAACAACACCTAAAGCAGCAAGTCCAGTAAAGAAATCACCAAGCAAGGTTGATAAGGACAATACTGTTTCAAGCAAGTGAGAGGACGATGGAAATGGTCGCTGGATGTAATACAACAGGTGTGCTTTCTGCCACTAAACTTTGTTATGTCGGCAAGGCTAGAATCGCATCTATCAAGGCGATGTCTGATGATGGCAGCAGTGATTTTGATTCTTCTGGTGGGGCAGCAGCAGGAAACATAGCAGTCTATGATTCCAGCACTGCCACTACAAGCGGAAAGAAACTCATCACCAAGATGTACGTTGAAGATGATGGGAAACCACATATGTATGACTTTGAGTTTCATGGTGCGATTACAGCAGAAGGCATCTATGTAGTAGTAACTGGCGATATACAATACTCCGTTGAATTCTTCTGAGTGATTGAATGCCAGCATTAGAGAAAGAGACAAAACTCGTAATGACGATATTATTCGTCGGTGCGATAAGCGGAACAAACGTGTACTTCTACTCGAAGTACGGTGACATGATTGCCTTCAACAACTACGCTCATGCGTTGGTTTTTGGGCTTATGACCATTGGAGGAATACTAGTCATGAAGGCTATTTTCGACCTAGCCTTGAACGACTACATAGAGATGGCCTTACTGGATAGACGCATCGCTGCTTATTGGGCTAAAAAGCAAAGAGATAACCAGCAAAGAGATAAGATTAGAGCCACCATGCAACAATACAGGGGTCCACAAATATCACCTCAGTTTGTCCAGCAACCAGTAATCGAGGAAAACAGGCAGACTATCTCTCCTTCTTTCTTAGCGAAACTAGAGTGATACCATGCTGGATGCCATAGCATTTGGAATGGATGAAGGCTCTTTGGCATATGACATGCAAAGAGCGCATTCAGCAGATGTTTGGTTTCTAAGGGCAAGATTTTATTTTTGGGGTTTCATTGCATCTGTCAGCAGTTTTCTAGTAGGACATGGAATATCGTTATTCGGAGTTAATCTATATGAATCAGTATGGGAGGGTCTTAGCAATTTCATCAGCCACCTATGAGGTGATTGAATGTCAGTAATGACGGGCTTTGTCATAATAATGGCAGAACAGATAGGACTTCTATGGAAGAAACTTCATGCAGTATCTTTCGGAGTATATGGAGCCACCAAGGTAGGAAAGACAACATTACACCACCAATTGAGAACAAGGGGAGAAGTGCCACAGATAAAGGAGAGGACCGTTGGAAGAGGAAGGGCAACGAGAAAATCAATCAAAATAGATGGCGACCAGCACACAATCAAAACAGCAGACATAGGGGGAGAGACACTTTATTGGGGTGAATGGCTTAAGGATATGAAAAGCCGTAAAGTCAAATACATTATCTTCATGATTGATGATAGGCATATGGACAAGCACTATGATATTGAGCAACAGTTATGTTGGACGTTTCTAGTAGATACAATATGTTCTCCTTATTGGGATGCGATAAATAGAAGACAGAAGAAAAAGAATCACGATTATCCAGTAGCAGTAGGATTATGGGCAAACAAATTTGATTTGTGGAAAGACAAATATGAATATGAGGACATACAGAAACACCCAATATTTGAATCATTCAAAGACGGTATGCAAAAATTAAATGATAAAGGAATACCTTGTTATAAGTATATAGTAAGCGCAAAATCAGACTCAGAAATGGTGTATCGTGGTATAGCAACAATGATAGAGGACTATTAATGATAAACGACAATTGTTCAATGTCACCGTATTGCTATTGTGTAAAATGTAAGGAGAGAAAAAGATGACAATGAATTACCAACCGCCAAGTTTAATCGGTGCTACCAATGCAACGGTAGCCAACCCGTTTATGCCCCCATTGAAATTTGCTAGAGCAGCAGGGGCTATAATGACTTATGAATATAAAAGTCAAAAACCAAAGAAGCAAGTGAAAGAGATGCTGAAGGTGTTATGGCCTGAAAGAAAATCCTTTTTCAAGATACCATTTGGCTACAAATTCAACACAAAGGATAGATGTGTTGTATGTGGCACTCACAAAATCTGGGATAGGTCAGACCCTATGAGGCCACCTATACCCCTGCATAAAGTAAAGAAGGGCTATCCAATGAGAGGCACTTTATGCGATAAGCACTCAGGCTTGTATAGGCAATATGAGATGCTAGAACAGCAGATAATAGCAGAAGAACATGGTCTGGAATTCAATCAGTATATACCCAAGCCAAAGATGCCAAAGATGTTGCAGTCTGCACCGCTAACTTCATTAAGGCAATCAGACATAGAGTCATTGTCAACGATAGGTTGGATGATACGACCACCTAAAATGTTAAATGAAACAAAAGAGGATGAGTTGTTTAGACTTACAATAGAAAGCCAATCAATCAATAAAAGAGTAATTGAGTTAATGACAACAGGCGCACAAATAGTGCAGCAAGAAATAGAAGAGGTGGAATAAAATGGGACTTTTTGGAACAAGTAACACCACGTTAGCACAACAGATAACCAATCAGGGTTCTGCTGATTTCAAAGCAGTGAATAATCTGCTAACGCTACAAGAGAACCATGTAGAAGAATTCTTCACTTACCACGGTGTAGAATTCATTACTGCATTTGAGAAATTATTAGAGGATGTGACTACTAGAGTAGTAGCACAGATGCTCCCTAAACTTAAATTCATCAACAACACAAATGGTGATTTAGAAGTCGAAACAACGGCAATGAGGGAGTTTGAGACAATAACTGCTGAGAACATACAACTAGACATACAGGGGATTGTCGCGGCTGCATTGAACACAGAAGTAGTCATGCAAAGAAAGATGGCTAAGCAACAGTATCTAGAAGCACAGGGCTTCGCTACATCACAGATGCCACAACAACAGGCAATGCAACCACAAATGGGTATGCCTGTTCAGGGAGGAATGAACCCTTCACAAATAACAGGTGGCAATCCTATGGTGCAGGCAAATAATGTAATGCAGCAACAGCAAGCGGCTTTCAATAATCCATCAGGTTATCCCGTACCGCCAGCAGGAACAGATACAATGGGCAATCCATATTGGATAGACCCTGCTACTGGACAAGCAACATATACACCGCCGGGTTCAGGATTAGGCTTAGGTGCAATGATTCAGAAAGGTGCTGCATGGGCGGCGTGGCTGGCATGAGGCGGATAAATGACCATAGTTATTCCTTCTCGTCTGATAATGGACAAGCAGAATAGCGTAGTATCGTTAGGTGAAGCCATAAAGTTGGATTCTTCTGACATAGGGCAAACATCCAGCCCCATATTCAGGTTGATGGTAAGGTATTTGCTAAGTCCTGTATCTGAGGGTGCTTATGATAAGATTGAGAGAAATCTACCCAAGTTTCTCAATTATGAATTTATGGAAGATGCATCAGAGCAGACTCCTGATATGGAATACAACAAGGAAGAATACAAGAAGCACGTAGATGATGCTTACCGATTAATATCCGAGATGGATGTGCGGCAATTTCTAGATGAACATGTCAAGCCCAAGATAAAACGAAGTGAAAGGGCAAGTTTTAGTCAGCAGGATTTAGATTTCGTCCTTAATAACTTAGACAAATCGAACCTGCCCATGAAGCAATATCTAACGCAGTCCGGTTTTGACCAGATAATAGGTGCTAGGAAAACAGGAGAGACTAGCAGAAAGATAAGAAACATAGCAGAATCCAAAGCAATGTATTCAGATGCGTTAGACAATATTGGAAACTACATACAGGTAACTAAGACAAAAGAAGGAGAGAAGGTAGGAGGGGCAGGAGGATATCTAGGAACAGTAGAGGGTGTCCGTGGAATTAGACCTGCTAGTATCATAGAATACGATATAGCAATAGATACAGAAAGGATGTTCAAAGACATTTTTGAAGAGGCTGGCATATCTCCTCAAATGAATTTTCGTAAATCAGAGGCAAGCCTAGATGATGTGTTGGATGACTATGAAAGACAGATTCAGCCAGAAAGCGATTATGAAATGGAAATAAAACCCGACATGCCGACTCTCAAGGATTTGAACGAGTTTCAATTCATATGGTTTCCCAACGACTTGAAGGACAAGGCAGCCAAAGACTCTGAGTTGGCCGAGAAGATTATCAAAATAAATCTGAAATTGATGTGGAATGAAAACAGGTCTGAGTATGAAATACCATATGACACTTTAGAAGACGAAAGAAAAAATCTACTTCTCCTACTATTTAACACAAACATAATAAAGATTGATTCAATTTATAACTATGTTAAGGATGATAAAGTTCCTTCAAATAGAAGTTTAAACAAAGAAGAGATAAATTTCTTAAAAAAAGAAATAGAACCTAGAGCGAAAACACAAGAAGAAAAACCTAGTTTTATAGATGAATATGAACAGAAATTATGGAGTAATGTAAAAGATAAAGTCTTAGTAGATAGAAGAATGGATGTAATATTACATGCGCCAGATGAAAGTAAATATAAGGAAATACAATTATTTGAGACACCCATAGATTACTCTGAACTCAAAGTTAATGGAAAAGAAGGACTTCTAAGTGTAAGAAGAAATGACTCTTCTAAAGTAATAAATGACCTTATGAAAAGTATATTAAATCCTAGTGACATAGGCTTGCATACCTTAAAGACAAGAGTAATTAAAGTAGAGGACCCTTATATTAAAATAGCAGAGGATTTTCTAAAAGAACCAACAATGCCAAGTGGTGGTTCTTCTAAAAAGAACAAGAAGATATTTAGAGAACTTTTAGACGAGACATGGAATGTATTTAGATTGATAGATGCAAATTATGTTTCAAAGGGAAAGCCCTTTTTGAGCGATATAGAAGAAGCGTTTCCCCAAAGACAACCGAACAAAAAGAAATTGACTGATGTTGATTACGATAGAATGAAAAAACCAATCACTAGACCGGGTTCTAATCCTGTTGGCACAGCAGGTAGAGTTAAGGAAGGGGGCCAAGTCAAGATGATTAGCGTTAAGTCAAGGGTGTTCAATAGTACAATAAAGAGACAACTCAAAAGATTGAGGAGGTATGTAAATGAGTAAATTGAAGACAGAAAGCGACTACATAATCAGCGCATTGCCTAATTACACAACAGGAATAGGTCACTATACCACTCATTCAGAAGTATCTGATTTGCTTCAAATTGGCATTTTCACTGCCGACTCAGTACCTAGTATAGCAATGGTGGGTAAGATAATCAAAAGAGTAGAAGGAAAGATAGACAACAGCATAAAACTGTCATTCCGGCCAGAGATAATCAAAGACGAAGTGCATAATTTTGAGTCTATGAGAATGAATGCCTATCCTGTTGTGCCTTTCAAAGACTATGTTGGGTTCATACAACTACAAAGCGAATCGATAAGAAAGATAATCAAGTTAGAAGTGTATCAAGGAAGCGAATACGTTGACCTTGCTTCTGCCAGTGTGAAATACACGCCTCCCGCAAGTGCCATTAATGGTGCATTTACTATCACTTTAGGGGTAGGAGATGCAGGGACAGGATATAGATTCACATTAAGTAAAGGAACTGCAAATGGTTTTTACGATACGTTTGGTCAAAAAACCACTGTTTTACAAATATGCGATGCAATAAACGAGGTGTTTCCTTCAAAGACTGCACAATTTACAGGAGAGACATCTGCCAAAAGCACAAGTGATGCTCCCGATAATGGCGGCGTAACTAGAAGTGTTTCTGATTTCTTCTATGCAACTCCCTCCGGCGGGGGTACAGAAGTCTGCATAACCTCTCTTTTGCCTTCTGATGCTGGCACTATATGCTCGATTCAAGCGACACATGGCACTCCAACCTCTTCTACTTCCTTTACAGACAATGAGAGTTCTGGTAGGGAAGATGACTTCTGGGTCATAAATGACGAGGGTAAAATATTCTTCAAACAGAACTATCCTTACTATGAGAATCACTCCATAAGAGTGACATATGTAAGAGGCAAATCAAGAGTACCTGCTGAAATACACGAAGCAGCAACTAAACTTGTAGCGGCAGAAATACTAGTGCATGATGACAACACCATACTTATTGCCGAGACAGGTGCTAATATTGACCTTAAGATGAAACATGAGATACTGGTCAAAGAAGCAGAAGATATCATCAAAGGCAAGCAGACTCTCCTACATCTCATAGACTAGGTGAAAACATGAATCTAGGGAAGGCCACAAACTTCTATCGAGAAATGAAGAAATATGCAGATGAGCAGATAAGGATAGCAAGAGAAAGAGAAGAAATTCTATCTGAGTTAGGCTTAGACATAGAGACAAAAGAAGACATCGATTACTATTTACTACGTGTTGGAGCAGAGGCAGCAGCAAAGAAAATGATGCAATTCAATGGAGAAATGTATAAGAAATCGATTAATCCAGCGAGGCAAAACCATGCTAGATGAAGTTACATTTGTTATACGCCTGTTGGATGATAATTGGGCTGATGCGGCTACCGAAACAAACGGGGTGAATACATATGGCGACCCTACTCCGGGCTTGGCAAATCATCGAGGTAAGCCGAACATAATTGATGTTAGGAGCATACAACCCGGACAAGGGAGAAGATATGATGCCGACCAGAAAGAGGTGATTGTGGTTTTCGAGGACAGTGCAAGCCTATCTTTACCCACTATTGACTGGTCGGTTAGAAATGAGGATTATGCTTTTACCCTACATCTGAGAGTCCTACAACAAAAGCAATGGACTAGTTTGACTTACGGAAGGGACCGACTGCAAAGTTTATATCAAATCGCAAGATACATCCTAGAGAAGAAAGGTCTGCGACCCGCAGTATATGATGCAAACAACAATATTGAGGGTAGTGCAGAATTGATTCAAATAACAGGCAGAAGTGAGGCTAATGATAGAGGTAAGCGTTTATTAGGTTACAAGATGTCTGTTACCATGAAAAGGTTCGGAAGAACCACAGTATGTTAGTAAGGTGATAAAATGGGTAGCAGTGAAGTATATACAGGAGCAGGCGCATCAGCAACGTTAATCCCAGAAGCGGATTTTGAAGTTAGTATGCAATTAGGAACAGTTCAGATATTAAATGCAGGCGGCAATAGTGCAGCAAATAAATTGGGTTTGGCGTATAAGGGTTCAGCAAATAACTCCCATGATAGGACTAGTTTATCATGGAGTGCTGATGCAACAGGAGGTTCTAACCATGCTACAAACCGACTTCCAACTAATATATACCAAGGATGTTTTGCTGAGATAACTAGATATGAAAACGAAGTTACTTTTACAGAATTGGGAATTCATGTAATCAAAAGCAACGCCGCATACAGTATCACCTTTGATAGAGAATTAGGAGATGCCACTACAAACTCTCACAGTTTCACACTGAAAATACTAGGGTTTGGAACACCAACTTTCACACCTTCTGTTCTCGCTGACAAACACAACTTACTCGCAGATAACTGGTTGGGACTGGTGAATACAATAACACCGCCAAGTATTGATGCTGAGATGAAGCAACTCAATCTGGCATTAGGGGGAACTAGAAACTTCGGTTTCCAATACAAAGGAGCAGAATCCTACGGAAGTGCATCTATTGATGTATCTCTGAATAATGGTTCTTGGTTATATTACGCATTAGGAAAGAAAACATTTACTGCAACTCAACAAACTAATTCTGGAAATACACCTATAAATTTAAGTCTAAGTCAAGAAGACGGTAAAGTGTATTATGACAATACGAATAAGACATTTCATAGAAGGGAATCAGGAACATTAAGCCCACCTAAAATATTTGGAAAAGCAGATTCTGATATGCTGAAGTTATCTGCTGATAGTAAAATAGATTATACATTTACAGAATCAGAAGGAGACTCACTACCATCTTTCGCATTGGAATTCACAAACGAGAAGGGTAATATTGCTGACGCAGATTACTACCAAAATGCTACGGATGAAAACCTTTTCTCTCGTATATTTACAGGCTGTCAAGTAAATACATTCACAATGAACTTTGAAGAAGGTCAAGAATTGAAGGCTTCTATTGACGCAGTTACTAGAAGAGGATATGACAGCAATCAAAATTACATACCAAAAAGAAAAGTTAGAACGCCATCCTCTCTATTCAACTTCAACGATACCGATGCAAACTTACCATTTATGTTTTCAGATGGAACTGTTCAAGCATTTGGTCAAAGTCTTGCTAGAGTAAAAAGCGGGACTCTTACTATTAACAACAATATAACTCCGCAAAGATACATCGGCAATTATGACAGGTCTATTGTATCTGCACATTTACCTGCACAAAGAACATATGAAGTTAGCCTTAACTTACAGATTACAGACAGGTTAATTTTTGATGAATTAAGAGGTGCTGATGAAGTTACGCTAGGAGATATTGTTCTAACGTTTGATAAAAATGCTACTGCTGATACTGATAAGATTACAATGACCTTGAAAGATTACATAGTTCAATCTGTTGATATTCCCTTCCCCGACGACAAAGGAATGATTGATGTGGCCGTGACTCTCTCGGCTCGCACCCTACATGAGTGTAAATATCATGGTAAATGGATTATAATAGGATAAATCGAATAAAGAACAATTTAAAGGGTTATATAACATTTCTAAGAAAGTCGAGGGCGAAAAATATGAAGTCGTCTGCGAATATGTGGGTCTATTCCCATTTTCGTGATATGGATTCGTCCATATTAGGAGGGCTAAAAAGGAAGTAGAATCCTTTTATTTTAACATTCCACTAACAATCGTTTGTTTGTTAGTTTTATATTGTAGGTGGAAAAAAATGGAAAATATAGTAAGTGATAAGAACAGACTGTTTACAACAGTAGAAACAAAATGCCATCATTTGAAAGTTGAAGAAACTTCAGATGATATATTGAAGGTGTGGGTCAAAGAACCTACATGGCTTCAAGTAGAACAAGCGTTATCTGTGGTGATGAACCTTGACGCTGATGAAGGAAGTATGGGTATAGACCTAAACAAAATGTATAGGTTTATGGTTGAAAACTTCATAGAGAAAACAGAACCGTCATTAACGACAGTAGAACTTTTGAGGTTGACTCCTTTTGTTGGAGCGCAATTAAAAAATGTACTACCTAACCCCTTTAATGATTTCTTAGGGGATGATACGGGAAACTGAAAGAGATTCGTAGAGGACTAAGAGGAGGACAAATAGAACCTACCTTAGCCTCACGAATCCTTATTTATACATATTCAAAAGTATTTGGTATAAGTCCAATGGAAGCATACGATACTCCGGCAGAAATAATATTAGAAATGATGAAGATACATTCAGAAGTAGAACAATTAAAAGCAGAAGAAATAGATAAACAAACGAGGAAGATGAAATAATGTCCGATAAAGATGCTGACAAATTTACCAATGATTTGACTATTGCTATCAATAGATTGAATCAGGCTAACCAAGGACTAGTCAAAAGTTTTGGTGAAGCAGGTGAAGGTGGAAACAGACTTTGGAACGTTGTCAGCAGATTCAGTTCAGGAGGCACATTTTGGAAATTACAAAATTATCTTCGTGGTGTATCGAATATTGTTCAGGCATTTACTAAGGCAAATGAAGACAATCAAAAGGCAGTATTAAACAGCATGGAAGCAAACTTAGGGTTAGCAGACTCATTGAAAACATTACAGCAACAAAGGACTAAATTAAGAAATGAGGATGATAATGCACTTTATCGTTTGTTCGTTCAAGATTTAGGAGATGCAGAATTAGCAAAAGAAACCGCAGACAGATTCTACACTACTCAAATTAATGCGCTACAAAAAGTAGCAAAGAAAAGAGGTAAGCAGTTTAGAAAAAGTTTGATGCCGGGTATAGGCCAACGATTTAAGGAAAAAAGTAATCTCTATTTTCAACGAGTGGGTAAATATGGTATGGGTTCAGGTAAAATGGAAAGAAGTAACTTAATAAAAAGTGCAAATTTTATTGCAGAAGAAACATTTGCCCCTTTAACAAAAGCATTCGGCAAAACAAAAGATTTTTTCTTTGACAAAGGGCCACTTGGTAAACTTAGAAAAGATGGCAGTCCTGATATGAGATTTAAACAAAATAAAGAGAATGCTAGTGGCCTTAAGAAAATGATGGCTAAAATGAAAAAAGTAGATTTTATTGGAAAACTTGGTGATTTTGCTACTACAACAATAGCAGCAATCGGGAAGTTCTTGATGTATGGAACGTTAATTGTATTAGGTATATCAGTTATTGCTGCGATTATTAAAGCAGGATGGCCTGTACTCAAAAAGCAGTTTGCAGGTGCTTTTAAGTTCTTCAAAGCGGCATTTATGAATGTTGTTGGTATTCTTTTAGGAGTATTCAACCTATTTAGAGCAATATTCGCAGGTGATGTAATAGGAGCAATCAAAATTTTCTTCAAAGATATTGTATGGAATATAGTCAAACTACTAGGTAATCTCTTAGCAGGTCTATTCAAGGTTATGTTAGGTATCATCACAGGACTCTTAGCAGGTATTTACAATGCTACAATTGGAAGGTTAATAGGTAAAAAAATTGGTGAGTATTCAACAGGAGGTGTATCTAGAGGAGGTTTAGCGGTTGTTGGCGAGAGAGGACCGGAACTAGTATCATTACCTAGAGGTGCAAGAGTGCAGAACAATGCAAATAGCATGGGAGCAAGAGCAGGCGGAAACAGCATTCATGTTCACATAAATGGCCGTGTGGGTGCTTCTGATGCAGAGATAAGAGATATCGCCAACAAGGTAGCAAGAGAAATCAACATAAGAATGAACAGGTCAGGAGCAAACAGAATAGGTGCATGATATGGTTAATTATGGAAATACTTTGCTACCCGTAACTAGTTATTGTATGCTAGAGTTAGCAAGAAGGGGTTCTGGCGATACTCTGCCTGATTTGAGCAGTGACTCAGGACTATTTCAAAACAGAATCGGACTGTTGGCAACTAACATTGGTATTTCCACAAACAAGCAGTCAATTGCTTTCCCTGTTCCTTTCTCAGGTATAATATCAGGTGAATCATCCACATTAGCACTAGATTTAGGTCTAGCGACAAAGACCATATCAATACAAGGAATACTAACTGACCAAACGATATTCAAGAAAACAAAGACCGGTACTCAGAAAGAAGTGAAACTGACCGCATATGAAATGGCTCAATTATTACATTCATATGTAGACTCTTCTTTCTTACATGAAGACCAAAACGTGAGTAAATTGATTGTATTAATACCAAGTCGTGTAGATACTAATTTTGAATATCATGCTAACGTTAATGAGAACACCCCTTTATTGGAATGTCCTCTAATACCTTTTCACTTTGGCAATCGAACCTTCGACATGCCTACACTAGACGGGACTAAGATTGACTTCGGTGCAACTGAGTTTCCATCTGCATTAACTAACATCAATCAAGAGATACCCGGAATGGGAGGATTCATCAATGATTTCACAAGTGATATTGCTGGCGACCAAATACCATCGATAACCTTTAATCTTAACTTTACAATATCATCTACTGCTATGTCTGATTTTATCAATAAGGCTTTCTAGGTGATTTTATGCCCGGTGTATATGTTGGAGATACGAAATCACTAGTGTTCCCTATGCTATGTGATGGATATATCGAACAAGTATATGGCAACCTCAATCCAACAGACCAAGACCTAGAAGTAAGAGGTGGTCTTTGGGGTCAAACTACCCCATTCACATTTGAGGCGATTATAACCCCATACGATGTAAATGGGTATGGAACAAAGACAGGAACAGGTGTTGGGATATCTGACTCTCAGAAAACAAGTCCTAGTTTAAGCATAGATGTAACTAGTAATGAAGCAAATTATCAATCTAATTCTTTCTTTACGAATCGAACTGCACAGAAAATGCATCTTTTTTACAATAAAAACTTTGAGGTGTATTTAGAAAACACCACTATTTCTACAACAGGGCTAAAAAATAAAACGTTTAATAGACCAGCAGAATATAGAATAGTAGCAAAAATACATCAAGATAATACAACCAAAGTTACTGCAACATCAGATACAATCATAAAACCAAACAATCTACTACATGGCTACTATGACAGTGAAGGCTACTATGATGGAATTAACACCGAACTTACCCAAGTCACTGCAAGCGCATTGAACGCAGTTCCTAGCAAGACATTCGCTGTGCTTAATAATAGTTTTACAGGAGAGGTCAATTCTCCTGCTGCTGCTTCAACAGGAAGTGTGACATTCGATAGTGCGCCTTCTTCTTACTTTCCTGCTGCGAGTGCATCAACAAGCATTATATTCACTGGCAACACCTTCGCCGTTGATACCACACCCGTTGCTGGCACAGGAACAATAGAGTTTCACAGTGCATTAGGGACAGCCACTGACAACACCGCATCTAGATACATACAGGTAATAAGTGAAGATGGGAATACAACAACAAGATGGTTTCCGGTTAGTGGTCAAACCCATAGTAATAATGTTGACTTGAATGCTTATGACTCAGACTCTTGGGATTCAGGAGATAGAGGTTTTGTTATCACAGATGGTTCTGGAAATGTTTTTCCTAGACAGGGACAGGCTAAACAATTCAGTGATGCTGTCAACGCTTGGAATAACGGATGGGCTGGAAGCACTGCCGCAGGAGCAATTCTGTCAGGTCAGGATGATATCATCACATTCACTGCGGCCATAAGGGAAACATCACCAAATAGACTAGGAACTGGTGGAGTCTTATCAATAGGTTTGGGTATTTCAGATACCGATATAGAAGTCACTGCCATGAGTGGAGGGGTTGACGAGGTAGTCAGCACTGAGTCTATAACGATAAACACAGGTAGTGGTAATAAGCAGTATCGAGTATTTTCCTCCGGTCTTGCGGGTTCTATACAGACATTATCATCAGTGAATTATATCACATTTAGAAAAGGAGGAAGTCTAACTGCTACTATGTCTTCATTGGTTGATGCCATCAATCATTCAAATGGCAACACTCAAGTCACCGCAACTACACTTAACAACAATGGAGTCACATTGACTGTCGATGCTGGTGGTGCTGCCGGAAACTCACTGACTACACCAACCACAACGAACATCTCTTTTGTCAACACAATATCCGCCTTCTCAGGGGGCTATAACGAAAATATACCTAGTGAACACATACAACTGACAGATGCAGATGGCACAGCAGTCAAGTTTCTAGCCGCTCACCAAATAAAATCCACTAACTTAACGGGGTCTACTATAACGCTCAATGGTGTTCAGTATGTCATTTACAGATTACCATCATCAGGTTCCAACAGGGCTAATTTTGCATCGGCGGTAAATGGCGCGAGCAATCTAGACATAACTGCAACCAATGATGGCTCTGATGCAGACAAGGTAAATCTAATTCAAGACAATACAGGTACAAGCGGAGATACAGACATTACAGGAGAGAGTACCAGCAATATAACGGCGGCCGATTTTAGTGGTGGTGCGAATGCTGCAAATCCAACTGATTCTCTTGACATAACGGATGCTGGTGGCGTATTAAAGAAATACAAACCGTCAACAAACGCTGCTGGTGAGACTGATAACACCTACAATTTCTTTCAAATAGGTGCTGATGCAAGTGCAACTGCTGCTAATCTAGCATCAAAGATAGCCAGCGCACACGGAGGAAATATATCAGCAACTCCTTCTACTAACGCAGTTACGATAAAAATATTGACAGTAGGAAACTCTTATGCGATTTCCAATAATTTGGATAATATAACATTATCAAACAACAACACTACCTTCGATACATCAGGAGTTAGAATAATCACAGTGCCATCAGGCAAAGCCAATCTGATAGGAGCAGGTGAGAAGATATACGATGTCAGTGCTAGGTTAATAGGAACTACTTCGGATGTCAGTGGCAATGATATAACTTTAGATGCAGACCCATTAGTTCCTATTACATCAGTGATATACTCTTCTCAACCAAGAGAGGCATTGTATGTGGAATCAACATATAGAATATCTTGCTCATATAACACTAATTCCTTGAAGATATACGTCAATGGAAATGAGATAGCATCAGCAAACATCACAACGACAATACTACCAGATGGTTTCTTCTTTGACCCTAGTAATTGCAGGATTGGTCAAGGGCAAACTAGAACAGGTTCTTCGTACGCTAATGACAAAGCGAATCAATTCATGGGAGAGATATTCGAGATATGTATGCATTCAAGCGGTGAACCCGGTCCAAGGAACAGCACACTTTCCGTTGGGCTTAGTGACATCATATTCTATTACAGGTTTGGTGATGAGTGATGGCTGATAACTATACTTATGTAATCAACCAAACTAGCAATCAATCTATTTCATTGAACCACACTTATGCTAATAGAAATGATGCTTTTCCAGTCTTTGCGTTTGGAGATACATCAGTCAATCCTGTATTGAAGAACCCCGGTCTGAATACCAATGACCAAGATTCTGCTAACTTCTTTGAGATAAGAAATGCACCTACAAGTGTAGGTTCTAATGATGAGCCAATAATTTCTGGTCACTTAAAAACTAGGCTTGTCAACAGAATAATACCTTCTGCAAATAATCAAACAACCCTTGCTAATTATGCTAAGAACAAACAAGAGACATCATCTTACAAGATTAGAGTACATGACAAAAATGCCAGTGTTACTGGACAATTGTTAGCAGGTTCAACAGGGCCGGGAATGGACTTAGAAAGTAAAGACTACTTCGTTCTAATTAACCCTGAGATACGTGGTGATGATGGAGCAGTGAAGAACAGACCTCATTTTGCTAGAATAAAGAGACTAACTTCCTATGATTACTATGGCGATGGGTTTGAGTTTGAGCCACATTATCCTAAATCTATTCCAAAAGACACCAACTTCGAGATTTATGAAGGTCCGGCAAAAACAGATACTAGTGTAGTCGCAGTATCATATGGATTAAGAGGTAAGACAGACACTACTTCTGGCAGAACATTTCTATTCAATAAGTACGATGTTAGCAGTACAGTAAGTAGACCTACTTGGTATTTCTATGAGGATAGACTACAACACAAGAATCAATTAGATTACAATACCAAGTATCAACTTACTACTTGTAGGTGGTTTAGTGATTGGGCTGCAAGAGGCGCAATACGTTCTAGCACTACCGATACAGTGACGTTATATCAAACAACACACAAGACTGCTGTAAATACTTCATACAATAGTTGGACTAATGCTGATATCGGAAGAAGTGTATTCAGTGGCATAGGTGCAGGAAACGTAGAATGGATAGGAAATATTGCTTCCTTTGACAACAGCGCGAATACAATAACATTAGATTATCCAAGAAGAACACTTCCTTCTAGTACATCAACAGCGATAGCAATTCATGTAGGGAGAGACATACAGCAAACGATATTCCTAACCGAACAAGAGTATGGAGTGAATATCACAGACTTAGGAGATATAAAACACAATGGAATACTTGTGGATAATCAAAGAAAAAGCGACATTCCACAACCACTTACCCCCGGTCCAACTGATTTTGACACTGTAACTACCTATGTCTTCACACCTGATAGATGGGGATATGCGTTTAGAAACCACAGTAGAAGTTCTGAGGATAAGACTTCTGCGCACCCAGATACATTTGCAACAGGCTCATATAAATTCAATCATGGTAATTTAACAGGACCAACTAGATATCTGCACTACAAGTCTTCACATCTCAAGAATAACATAGTAGACCCTGTAATGGAATCCTCGGTCAATTTCCCAAGAAACAAAATGAGCCAGATAGCAAGGGCGAAAGTATTTGACATATCTGGAATACAGCATTTGAAACTCAAGGAAGACCATTCATTCGTTATTAGAACTGCGCTACATACATCATCATTAGGCCAATACAAATTACCATTCACTGCGACAAGCGTTACAGGAAACAAGATAAGGCTGAATAAAATCACTGAGAACTTTGATGTGAGAAACGACAATTTCTTGAAGGCAAATGATATGATAAGAGTAGGAAATAATTACTATATCATATCATCTTTCACGGCTCCTACCATCGAAAATGAGATTAGAGTACAAGACATAACAGTTAACAAAATAAAAACTGACTCAGATACTACATGGGGAAATATCACAACAATGCCTTTCTTTACGGATGCAGACGCATATGTCAGAGCATGGAATGGTGGACTCAAAGGAACATTCCCTCTTGATACTGAAGCAGTATATGGGTCAAATACTTTCCAAAGACTGACGATAAATGGTAACACTATAAGCAAAACAAATGCCTCGATGAATAACAATAAAATAATATTGCTGAGTCCAGAGTTCTCTAATCATCAAATAGACATAGACTATGGAGACTCAGTTCACCAACAGATAAAACTTACATCTGAATTTACAGCAAAGAAGTATCATCAACCAACTCCAATATCCATGTTGTATTATCTGTCTGGGAACTATGCCATTGATGAAGAGATATTTAGCGGTTCAGTAGAAGACATAAACTCACAAAACAAAAACGGCATGATTAGTTATGAGATACTAGGAAGAGATAAATTATCTAAACTTCTAGGTTCGACTACTAATAAGAATCTAAATCATACTAACGATGTTGTCTATTCTACATTATCACCAATGTTAGATAACAGTGTGAATGTAACAATTGATGGCGACTTAACTGCCACAGGAACAGGAACAGAAATTAGAGTGACTGATGCTCAATTCAATTTGGGTATAGTGCCTAAGCCATTTGATATTCTTATGGACAGTAATAATAATCTGCTCGGAGAAATAAGCACAGTTGCAACCATAAATGTTAGGGACTATCCTATTACACTAAGAAG